AGATGCATCGATAACTCTCGCACAAGTAAACCTAAATGAGAATCATTCGCATCTAGATCAAGTAGGTAGAAACCCTATGAGGGTAAGCCCTAGTGTGATGTATGGGGGGGGAGGGGTAGAGTGGTGTGTGTAGATATTGGTGTAGCCCCCTCTATACCGAAAAAGTGAAATTCCATCCAAGGAGGACAAATGGAACAATTGAAAAGAGGAAGAGGAAGACCTAAAGGAAGCGTCAAGATGACCATACAGAGGTTTGCTGATAACCCTCCTATGGTATTGCCTAAGACTGACCATCAGAGGCTCAAGGAGTTGAAGGAGCTGATGATTAGGAGTGGAGGTAAGGATGTTGCTCAGAAGGTGATAGAGATAGCTTTAAATGACGAGCATCCTCATCAATTGGTGGCTTTGAAGATGTGTTTGGATAGGACTTTACCTGTGAGTATGTTTGAGAAGGATAAGAGTCAGAGGAGTGCTGTGACCATCAATATCACTGGGTTGGGTGAAGAGCCGACCATCATTGAACAAGCAGAAGACGTAGAGGCAAAGTATGGCTGATTTGAATTTCTCTCTCTTACCTTGGCAACAGCAGGTCTTTGCTGATAAGACTAGGTTCAAGGTTGTGGCTGCTGGGCGTAGATGTGGTAAGTCTAGGATGGCGGCAGTTACTCTGTTGATAGAGGGACTCAAGTGTCCTCAAGGCTCTGCTGTGTTGTATGTAAGTCCTACTATGGGTCAATCTAGACAGATTATCTGGGACTTGCTGTTAGACCTTGGTAGAGAGGTAATACAGAGTAGCCATGTGAACAACTTAGACATTACCCTGATAAACGGAGCAAGAATCTATGTTCGTGGTGCTGACAGACCTGATACGCTTCGTGGTGTTAGTCTAACCTATGCTGTACTGGACGAGGTAGCGGATATCAAACCAGAGGCTTGGGAGCAGGTTATTCGGGCTTCTTTGTCTGACAAGCGAGGTAGAGCCTTGTTTATTGGGACACCCAAGGGACGTAACTGGTTCTATGATACCTTTAAACTAGGTGAGTCAGAGGATGATCCTGATTGGAAGTCATGGCACTTCACCACTGCTGATAACCCTTTGATTGACCAAGCAGAGATTGAGTCTGCCAAGAAGACCCTGAGTACCTTTGCTTTTAAACAAGAGTACATGGCGAGCTTCACCAATGCGGGGTCTGATATCTTTAAGGAAGAGTGGATAAAATATGGGGAAGAGCCTCAATATGGTTCTTACTTCGTAGCTGTTGACTTAGCGGGATTTGAGGAAGTTGCCAAACAAGCGGCTAATTCTAAGAAAAGGTTGGATGAGACTGCTATCTCTGTAGTGAAGGTTACTGATGATGGTAAGTGGTTTGTCGAGAAGATAGAGCATGGTAGGTGGGATATTCGGGAGACTGCGGCTAAGATTCTCTTGGCGATAAGGGATTACAGACCTTTAAGTGTGGGAATAGAGAGGGGGGCGTTAAAGAACGCTGTTTTGCCCTATTTGAGCGACCTTATGAGAAAGAACAACACCTATGCTCATATCGTGGATTTGACTCATGGGAACAGAAAAAAGGCTGATAGGATCATTTGGGCATTGCAAGGAAGGTTTGAGCATGGCAGAATTGTGTTAAATTCTGAGGGAGATTGGGATGAGTTTGTTGACCAGTTAATCCTGTTCCCTGCTCAAGGAGTCCATGACGACCTACCTGACTCTCTTAGTTACATTGACCAACTCGCTGTTACATCCTACATGGAAGAGGATAACAGTGATGATTGGCAACCTATAGATATTATTTCAGGGGTCTGATATGGAACAAAACGAGTTTTACCAGCCAACAGAGAACGACAAAGAGTTAACTAGATTCGTTATTGACCACTGTGATCGCTGGAGAGACTATCGCAACACCAATTTCCTTGATAGTTACCTTGAATACGAGCGTATTTTCCGTGGAGAATGGGCAGCAGAGGACAAAACTAGGGATTCTGAGCGTTCTAGAATCGTTACTCCCGCTACACAACAAGCCGTAGAGACCCGTCATGCTGAGATTATGGAAGCAATCTTTGGTCAAGGTGAGTACTTTGACATTGAAGATGACCTGAAAGACATAGATGGCAATCCATTAGACGTTGAAGTTCTTAAAGCTCAACTAATGGAAGACTTCAAACAAGACAAAATCCGTAAATCTATTGACCAAATTGAGTTGATGGCAGAAATCTACGGCACTGGCATCGGTGAGATTGTTGTTAAAACAGAGAAAATCTTTGAACCTGCTACTCAGGCGATTCCTGGTCAATCAATGCAAGCCGCTATCGGTGTTGTAGAAAAGAATCGTATTGCAGTCAAGATTGTTCCTGTCAATCCTAAGAACTTCTTGTTCGACCCCAATGGAACAAGCGTAGATGACTGTATGGGTGTTGCCATTGAGAAGTATGTTGGCATCCACAAGATCGTTGAAGGCATCGAAAAAGGCATCTATCGCAAGGTTGACATCACAACAACCTATGAAGATACAGATTTAGAGCCTACTCAAGAGTTAAGCCAGTATCGTGATGAAAAAGTGTTACTTTTGACGTACTATGGTTTAGTTCCTAGGGAATATCTGACTGAAAAAGATGTAGAAGTTGAAGAGTTGTTCCCTGATGACTCAGTAGCAGAAGATTACACAGACATGGTTGAGGCAATTGTGGTGATTGCCAATGATGGAATGCTTCTCAAGGCAGAAGAAAACCCATACATGATGAAAGACCGCCCTGTTATTTCATATCAAGACGATACAGTCCCTAATCGACTGTTGGGTAGGGGTACTGTAGAGAAATCCTACAATATGCAGAAGGCTATTGATGCTCAAGTGCGTTCACATTTGGATTCTTTAGCATTGACTACCTCTCCTATGATGGGTATGGATGCCTCTCGCCTACCAAGAGGTGCTAAGTTTGAGGTAAAGCCAGGCAAAGCCTTCATGGTCAATGGTAATCCTTCTGAGATTCTCTATCCATTCAAGTTTGGTGAGACCAGTCTGAATAACCTGAATACTGCCAAAGAGTTTGAGCGTATGCTCCTTCAGGCTACTGGTACTTTAGACTCTCAAGGCATGGTTTCTCAGGGTAATCGTGATGGCGCTGGCATGAGCATGGCAGTTGCTACGATTATCAAGAAATACAAGCGTACTTTGGTTAACTTCCAAGAAGACTTCTTGATTCCGTTTATCCAGAAGGCAGCATTCCGCTATATGCAGTTTGACCCTGAGAGATACCCTAGTGTGGACATGAGGTTTATTCCTACTGCTACGCTTGGAATTATTGCTCGTGAGTACGAACAACAACAGTTCATTGGTTTATTACAAACTCTTGGCCCGAATACACCTGTTCTGCCGTTAATATTGAAGGGTATCTTGAACAACTCTAGTTTGACTAACAGATTTGAGTTGATGAGTGCTTTGGATCAGATGAATCAACCTGACCCACAAGCTCAAGAGATGCAACAAGTTCAGCAACAGTTGGCTCTACAGGCGGCACAGGCTCAGATTGCTGTCAATACGACACAAGCAGAGCAGAATCGTGCAGAAGCGGCTAAGTTGATGACTGAGGCTCAATTGATGCCACAAGAAGTACAGGCTAAAGTGATTGCTTCTACTACCAAGAATCTTCCTACAGGGAATGAATCTAATGAGTTTGATAAACGAGTGAGAATTGCTGAGTTGATGCTTAAAGAAGCTGATATAAAGAACAAGAGTAAAATCGTTGAACTTCAAATGGCTGACAAACAAAAGAATTTACAGCAAGTTGAAAACGACTTTCTTGACCAATTATCTGGAGCTTTGAAATGATTAACATTGATGCACTGAATGACGAAGAAAAACTGGCAGCTCTGGAGTCAATTCACAAGTCCATTGCAGAAAGCAAAGAGATTCAGCGAAAGAAGATTACTACAAACGTAGAGATGATTGTTAAGGCTCTCAAGAAGATTGAGGCTGACCTTAAACAAAGATATGACGAAACAGGACAGTTAATTGCCAACCTAAAGAGTGGTGAAGATGGGCGTGATGGTAAGGATGGCAAAGACGGAAAGAATGGTAAAGATGGTAGAGATGGCCCAATGGGGCCGAGAGGCTACGATGGAGTGCCTGGTCGCAATGGTCTAGACGGAACAGATGGTGTATCCGTTACTGATGCTCACATCGACTTTGATGGCAGTCTGATCATCTCTCTATCTTCTGGTCGAGTGATCAATGTTGGTGAAGTAGTAGCGGCAGACATTGCCGAGAAGATCAAAGTTATTACCAATGGTGGTGGAACAAGTCAGACTGTGTTAGATGCTATTGCTTCTTTACAGGCTCAGATAGATGCAATTGCCAGTGGTTTGGAATATCAAGGGACTTGGAATGCCTCTACCAATACACCGACTTTAGCCTCTAGTGTTGGCACTGCTGGTTACTACTACATTGTTGCTACTGCTGGTTCTACCAATTTGAATGGTATTACTGATTGGCAGATAGGCGATTGGGCAGTATTTAATGGTTCTGTTTGGCAGAAGATAGACCAGACCAATTTGGTGACTTCTGTTGCAGGTCGTACTGGTGCTATTGTTTTAACAACTGCTGACATTGGTGGTTTGGGTACAATTGCAACTCAAGCGGCAAACAATGTATCTATCACTGGTGGAAGTATCACTGGTATCACTGATTTGGCTATTGCTGATGGTGGTACTGGTGCTTCTGATGCATCTGGTGCTAGAACAAATCTAGGCTTGGTAATCGGTACGGATGTATTGTCTCCAACTGGATCGGCAGCATCACTTACTTCTTTTCCAACTTTTAATCAGAATACAACTGGTACTGCGGCAAATGTTACAGGCACTGTGGCTATTGCTAATGGTGGTACTGGACAAACAACAGCTAATTCGGCATTCAATGCTCTAGCGCCTAGCCAAGCTAGTAATTCTGGCAAGTATCTGACTACCAATGGAACTGATACCTCTTGGGCAACTTTATCTGGAGTAGGAACAGTAACAAGCGTAAGTGGTACAGGAACAGTTAATGGGTTAACTTTAACTGGAACAGTTACAAGTTCAGGCAGTTTGACACTTGGTGGAACATTGAGTGGCATTGCTAATTCTGCTCTGACTAATTCCTCAATTACGATCAATGGTTCAGCAACCAGTTTGGGTGGCTCAATCAATGTTGGCACAGTAACAAGTGTGGCAGCTAGTGTTCCTTCATTCTTGTCTATTGCTGGATCACCCGTAACAAGCAGTGGTACTTTGGCTATTACTCTGTCAGGAACTGCATTACCTACTACTTCTGGAGGTACAGGTTTAACATCTTTTACTGCTAATGGTGTGGTTTATGCCTCATCTACAAGCGCATTGGCTACTGGTTCAGCATTGACATACGATGGAAGCAAACTTGTTAATACTGGCTATAACAAAAGTACTTATCAAGTTTCGACTGGCGGCATAGGTACATTTGAATCATCTGGTGGCGCTTATTTATCGTATCTTTCAGGTTCAAATCTGTATTCCATGTCAGATGGATCAGGCACAGAAGATATTTTTAACTATCGTGCCTCTCAACATTTGTTTTACATCAATAGCGTAGAACAAGCTCGTTTAAATTCTACTGGATTAGGTCTTGGCACTAATTCACCAGGCTCTAAGTTAGATGTCAAAGGTACATTAAGACTGTCAGGCTCTAGTTCTGGTTATGTAGGTTTAGCACCTGCATCTGCGGCAGGATCGACTACTTACACTCTTCCTTCTGCTGATGGAACGGCAAATCAAGCCTTGGTAACTAATGGTAGTGGAACACTGTCATGGGCAAGTACTGCAACAGGTACTGTTACTTCTGTAGGCGGTACAGGAACAGTAAGTGGTATTTCTTTATCAGGAACAGTCACATCCTCTGGTAACTTAACTTTGGGTGGTGCGCTTGATTTATCTGCTTATAACGGGGCTGGTGCTTTCACTACTCTATCGGCTTCTAGCACAGTAACCCTCTCTGGAGGCACAGCAAACGGAGTTACTTACCTGAACGGCTCAAAGGTTCTGACAAGTGGCTCTGCGCTTACTTTTGATGGGACTACGTTTGGAGTTAATGCGGGTGCAAGCATTGGGTCAAGCACTGCCAAAACCAAGTTTTATTCTGATAGCACATACAACGGCATTTTCAATGGCGCATCATTAGGTTCAAATGAAGCGATTTATATGGGTGGAGGAAGTCAGTTTTTCTACGCTGGAGGCGTGGAAACATTCCGCACAACAAGCACAACGCTATACACCGCAAGCGGCATCAATGTGGGGTTTGGCACAACCAATCCTATTGGACGACTTGAAGCAGTAGGAGGCACTGGCGCTGGCTTTAGCGGATGGTTTAGAACTGGTGACGCAACTGCCGCAAACAATGCTGGCGGTGGTTTTTACAACACCTCAAGCGCAACAGCAGCATCCCGCAAAGCAGTATTGGCATTAGATGCTGATGGTGCAAATCTTGGCGGTGGTGATTATTTCACTATTGAGAAATCAGGCAATAGTGGTGTTGCGGATATCT